TATCTCTGACAGAATACTTGTAGTTTATCAATCAACCCACAATATATTTCTTTCTTCTCGATGTTAAACAGACGAATCTTTCCGTCCCAATACCTGCTACGGTACTGAGGCATAAACTTCGCATTGGGAACATCAAACGTAAACTGATCTTGTAGTTCATGCTGAATGTGTGGGTCACACTCAACCGTTAGATAAACCTCATTCTTTTTTCTAATAACCAGATCAGCCATAACCAGCACTAAACCTACGCCATTCAATAGCGTTTTTGATTTGGTAGGTTCTATTGGTAATCTGCTTCAGCACCTCTTCGAGATACTTGAGCATAATGTCGTAATAATCAATTTTGAGTTTTGCCTTCTGCATCCGCTCGTCAGCGTCAAGATACAGTTGTAACTCTGCTTTGTCTCTTACTTTGTAAGGAAACGGTTCGTCGATGTAGATCTGTGAATCCGCTTTCCCCGAATAATACTTACGACGTTCCAGTAGAATACCTGAGAACACAGTCTCTGCTTGCTTTTTCAGCGACAGTGTTGTATTATATAGGTCGTAATATTTGGCGTGTAATTGGGGAACCCTTAGCGACTCTGTGTCCAGTTCATCTGGATTGATAACAGAATCGGTTGCCCATAGTTCCTGGATGACTTCCAGAGAAAAACTAGACTTCCTTTCCATCAATGTCCATCAAATCAAACATAGTGTATTTGAACACTGCCGTAGCAGTAAAATATTGCTGATCCTGAATCGTAGCATTGAAAGGAATACCTTCCAAAGACACAGGAAATACATCTCTAAATTTAACCTTACCCGAAACCTGAAGACTGCTGTTTAGAATCAACAGCGTAGCATCACTACGGTTGTCGAGTTTAGACTGACCTAGATCTTCTGGGTATCCGAGTTCACGCATCCAGTTATAGATCTGGTGGTAGTTCTCCATGTTCTCATCGACAATGAAGTCTACCCTTAGATCCTCATACTGGATCTTATCACCAGGGACAGGAATATCTCTAAGATAACTTGACTGTCTAGCACTTCCCATAGAAAGACCAGGCAGATTTGCCTTGTTACACAGGAAATCTACCTTACGACATCTATTCAGAACCAGTTGGAATCCACCAATAGAAAGAAAATTTCTATTAGATACTTGATTCAAGTGGCACGGATTGTTAGACATCAGTTTCCCAAGCTGACACTATTTAGTAACGATACTCTTGGATAATATCTAGCAACTTGTTTAGCATGGTATGGGCACCATCATGCCATTCACCACCCTTATGCTGGTACGTCCCATCGTACAACATCTTCTTCAGTTTCATTGTACGGTTGAGAATCTCGTCTCGCTCCAATCTGTTCTTAGGCATATGCGTGCGTGATCCCCCAAAATACAAATACAATTATCGGTGACAGTACTAGCAATGCTTTTAGTAACATGTTACTACATTCACATATACTATATTATAGCATTGCATGAAAAAAGGACCCCCGATGTGGGGATCCCGTGACATGTGTAGCAGGTGTTTACAGCAGAATCTGTTTACAAATTCGTTTACAAACACCGGAATCGTGTTCACATTCAATCAAGCACTCAAAGTAGTCGTTAATTTTTTCCATCTGCTGCCTGGTCTGTTGTAAGTTTCTAGCAGACTTCCTTAATTTACCCCACTCCGACAATTGATTCTGTGAAATAATGTTATGCATGGCGAATCTCGAAAAGGCGAACTCATACTATAAACATAAAAAGGTTTGGAGTTTCAAAGCATAAGCGTAATCTCAATTCTGCCGTATGTATACAAGTTTGTTTAAATTTACTAACATTGATTGCTTTTTTACATAACTCTATTTTTGTATATCTCGCTACACATTTATAGGCATAAAAAAAGAGACCCCCGAAGGAGTCTCGTGAAGTATGTGAACCGTGATCACATGAGGTTTTGGACCTTGACGCGACGATAGTAGCGGTTGGAACCAGCGGTGATACGACCAAGACCTTGTGTGGTGCCTTCGGCGTAAGGGTTGGAAACCATGCCGTAGCGGGTCTTGAAGCCAATCTTGGGCTGGAAGGTGTCCTGACCGACGGCACGAACCATCTGGAGAGGAACATAAGGACAGTAGAACAGACCTGCGTCGTAAGGGGAAGAACCCTTATAACCCATGACGTAGTACTGATCGGCGCTTAGGTTAGCAGCGAAAGGATCGATGTAGACCTTGAAGCGACCGTTGAGGGTACCAGCGAAGGTGTTGCCAGTGTCGTCAACGGTTAGGTTGGCGTTAAGGGCAGGGGTGTAGTCGAGTTGACCAGCAGCGGCTAGAGCAGAAGCAACATCAGCAGAGCAAAGGATGATGTTACCCTTCCCGCGACGAGTTCTCTGGGCGATTGCGTTCGCATCTCTTTCGAGTTGGAACATCATACCCTTGAACTTCTCAACCATCCAACGTCCGTTGGAGTCAACGTCGAGGTCGAACACGCCACCGGTGGCAGTGTTGGTTTGGGCACCAGGCTCAGCAGCCTTGTAGATGGTACGGATGATCTCGCGGTTGATCTCAGCAAGAATCTCAGTGCTGAGGATGTTAGCGAGTTCAGCCTCGGCGTCTAGACCGTGGATCGCCTTGAGGTCTTGTGCTAGCTCTAGGCTGTACTCAGCCTTGAGTGCTCTGGAGCGAGCAGCAACAGTGACCTTCTCGATGCTGAACGACATCTCGCGGAAGTCGTTGCCAGTAGCATCGCCTAGACGCTCAAGTGCTTGAGCATCGAAACCTTGACCAACGTTATAAGCGTTAGCAGAACCACCATTAAGGATGGAAGGATTGGTACCGCTTTGAGCAGTTGTACCGAAACCAACGTCAGTGCCGCCATCGGTAACGCCAAGAGCGTAGTCGCCTTGGGATAGGGAAGCGTCGCTGTCCTGAGCGGAGAATGCCGAATCAGGCTCGTTGAAGAATGCTTCGGTGCCGTTCTGGTTGTCGTAACGGGAACGCATCGCGAAGATGAGTCCGGTAGGACCGTTCATTGGCTGAACGCCAGCAAGGTCATAAGCGACCAAGTTGGGCATTGCGCGACGGATGAGGCTGATTAGAACAGGGTCAAAACCAGCAACAGGACCTGCGGAAGCGGCATCGCCACCGAAGGCAGGAGCAGCAGCAGTACCGCCACCATTACCTAGGGAGGTGGTAGGAGGTGCTTCTGCGAGGAACGCACGGTCCTCTTTTAGAAATCTTTCTTGGTTTTCGAGAAGTTGGGCAGTAACAGCTCTACGGTGCGAGTCCTTGATATTATCAAGACCTTCAGCTTCTAGTAGAGGTGCCCACTTCTTCTGTAGTTGAGAAGAATTGAACATTGGGTTTCCTTAAGGGGAAGTTTTAGTTAATTTAGTTGAACTGGGTTAGAGCACGGAGGTATGCCTCCATTGCTGGAGAATGCTCTTCGCCAACAGGGGCATCTTCAGAGATAACCTCTTGCGATTCTGTTACAGGCTTCTGTGCGAAGTATGCTTCGCGAAGTGTAACGAGCTTTTCGCGGTATTGTTCTTCACTTTCAAACTCAACACCTTCAGCGAGACCCGCTAGCTTTTCCTTTTGGGAAAGAGCAAGACCTTCACATACGTCATCTAGGATGTTGTCAGAAACAGATTCAGAAAGACGCTTGGTTAGAGCGACATTGCTGTCAATCTGTTCGTTGAGCTTGGTTTCCATCTCATCAAGTTTAGAGACCATCGCCTCTAGTACATCGTATTTCTCTTCAGGGAGTTGTACATAATGTTCTTCAAAAAGTCCCTTGAGACCTGTCATAAAGGACTCCGAAAGTTCGCCACGGATACCGCTTTGGACTTGGAGTTCGTTTTCGTTGATCCATTCTTGAGCAACGTACTCAAGATAACCATCAACGCGCTCAGTAAGTTCAGTCTTGATCGCTTCAACTTGCTCTACAAGTGTCTGCTCGTACTGAGCTTCGATTGCTTCTTTAGCGGAAGCAATACGAGTTTTTACGACTGCTTCGAAAACAGTCTTTGCTTTTTCTTGGAACTCATCGGAAAGCTCTTCGCCTTCGAGGAGAGCAGCAACGTCCTCCTCCAGATTGAGTTCTTCTTCTGCTTCGACTTCTTCGTTAGCGCCACGACCATAACCGGTGCTCTTGATAGCAGCGGGTCCGGGCATCGTGGTAGCAGCGTCCGCATTTTTAAAATGAGGATCGCCTTTCTGGGCTAGAGTAGCAGAAGGGGTCTTTAGTTTGTTTGACCCGTCGTCTGGTCTGGAGTTGGTTGGAGTAGGACCGCCGAGGTCTTCGATGGATCCTGCGTCAGGCACATAGTTAGGTGCCTTAGGCATGGGATCGGCAGCCTTAGCACCCTTCGTTACCTGGTTCTCCATCTCATGTAGTTCGTTATTAACGCTCATTTGAAGTTTCCGAGAGTACCTAGAATTGCTAGTATTATTTAGGGTTTACAGATTTGATAGGAAGTCTGCGAAGAGGCGCAACTTGTTTGCCTCATAGATCTCCCGATCAACCATAGTAGTATTTAGTGCTTTTTTAATCTCTTCGCAACGTTTCTCGCGCAAAACAGATCCTTCCCACACCCATTCTTTGCCTTCCATGATGCCATCGACGAAAGCATCTGGGGCAGAGGGATCTGCTACGATGTCCGCAGCAGTGGCAAGCATGAAGTCTTCACCGACATAATTTACACCGTCGCGTTGGGTAATAGAACCCATGCCGCGAGAGGAGACACCCAACTTAACCCCGTCTGCTAGAAGGGATTCGGCGATCTTACCCATTGGTGTGGATAGGATTTGTGCCTTGCCGATAAAGTTATTACCTTCCTGACGCAGTTCCACAATTTTGTGGGAAACGCGGTCAAGGTTGATTGATGGACCATCGGGGTGACCTAGTTCACCTAGAGCACGACCGTTAGAAATAAAGGTATCGGTATAACGCTTTACTTCGTTAACCATGGTCTGGATTGGGTAGCAACGCTTATTGCGGTTGACTACCTCTGCCTGTAGAAATGGTCCCTGAATGTATAGGGTCTTCTTACCGTCTTTCTCTTCGGTAAGAATATCTACTGATTCGATCTCTTCGGAAATTAGTTTCATCCTACTTGTACCTCCTGAACGTAAGCATCACACCCGCTAGAAGACGCAGGATAAAGAACTGGAATTACAGATTTTGCTACAGTAGCAGTACCGGTAAATGCTCCGGCACCTGATGCGTCATGAGAAACAGTGATCGTTTGAGCGTACTCGTTAGATCTCTGTGGACTTGAGACTGCGGTTACTTCTTTGTGGACCGCATTGTAATCACCAACGGAAGAACCACTGATAGTTACATAGTCACCAACCTTGATTTTGGTATCAGGGTGGTTGAGAGTTAGAACTGTAGGATTAGCGGCAGTTGCTGCTGTCACCGTTGCGGAAGCGGGATGTCCTACACGAAGTAGTTTCTCACCGTTCTTGTTTACGTGGCATGTAACAAGACCAACACCACCAGAAGTAGTCGTGTTGCATACACCGATGTGACCGCTTTTCTTTTCGTCAGTGACGGAAATAGAAAGGGTGCCAGTCTTGATTACGATGGCGTCCTTAGTTACAGCGGTAGCATTTGTCGATGCAAGATTACCTACATTTTGTACTGGACGGATTGGTTGTGATGCGCTCATTCTTCGGTCTCTTGAGGTTCTGGATCAATTT